GAAATATCAGAAAACATAGATACAGAAGAAGTCTTAGTTGTTAGAGCTGATGGTGGCACAGAAACTGCTAGTATATCTGAAGTAGATGTTGAAACAGTATTGGCATGTCCATTACCAAGTCCAACAACATTTGTAAGTGGGAGTTTAGTTGTATGTTAAATTGGCAAGGAACTTTAAAAATAAAAGCTTTTGATAAAGATGGTAATTTAGTTGATGAAACTAATTTAAAAAATCTTATAACTTCTGCTGGAAAAAACTTACTTGCTGAATCACTAAGAGAAAGCACATTAGATTCTGAAATAAAATATGTAGCAATCGGTTCTGACAATACTGCACCAAATACTGCTGACACAACATTAGGTAATGAAACTTTTAGAAAAGCAGTAACAAGTCAAATAGCTGGTGGTACTGGAATTACAATAACTAATCTTTATGTAGCGCCAGAAGAAGCAGTAGGCACAATAGAAGAAATAGGTTTTTTTGCTGGTAGTTCTGCATCTGCAACTACAGATTCTGGAGTATTATTTGCAAGAGTTTTGTATAGTCGTACAAAAACTGCGGTAGAATCGATACAGATAGAGAGGACTGATACTATTGGCTAACGTAGGCGAATACTACACACAACAAACATGGGTAGCTGGCGCAACTCCATTGAGCGAAGCTGCACTTAATAATATAGATTCTGGAATTGAAGGTGTGCAAAAACAAGGTGTTATCAAAAATGGTACTAATATAGCAGAAGATAAAACGTTAGATACTGGATATAACTATGTGCTAGTAGCGCCAATAACAGTTGATAGCGGAAGTACACTTACAGTAAATGGAAGATTAAGGATTTTATGAGTGAATTAAGCGTAGATACATTATCTGGTTCTAGTGGTGTTATTGTTACCATTAAAACTGGACACACACTTACATTAGTAGAAGATTTAGATGCAGGTACTGCAAAACTTACTAACGTAGGAGAACCAACTGCATCAAGTGATGCTGCAACAAAAAATTATGTTGACACACAATTATTGACATTAGATACATTAGGAGAATTGACTAACGTTACAATAACATCGGTATCAGACAATGAAGTTTTAGCGTATGATTCTACAAGTTCAGAGTGGATTAATCAAACTGCAAGTGAAGCTGGATTAGCAACATCTGGAGATTTGACTTCTCATAGTTCAGATACTTCTAATCCACATAGCGTTACAGTTGACCAAGCTTTTTCAGCTGGAGTTCCTACTGGCGACTTAAATATTAACAGTAATAAACTAACTAGCGTATCAGACCCAACTGCTGCACAAGATGCTGCAACAAAAGCTTATGTAGATTCACAAGTAGCTTCTAAAGATGATTTATCTGAATTAACTGGTACATCTGATGATATTACTGAAGGTACGACAAATTTATTTTTAACAAACGAAAGAATTGATGATAGGTTTAACGATTTATTTCAAGCTGGTACTGCTTTAACTGGCACTTATGATGATGCTTCAAACACATATACATTAAATGTTGATTCTTTAACGAACACTAATATTGATGCATCTGCTGCAATAGACCAATCTAAATTAAATCTAGCAATAACAAATTCAGAAGTAGATGCAAGCGCTGCAATAGACCAATCTAAATTAAATTTAGCAATAACAGATTCAGAAGTAGATGCTTCTGCCGCAATAGATGCTACTAAAATACACGATGGTTCAGTAACTAATGCTGAATTTGGATATATTGGTGGCTTAACATCAGATGCACAAACACAATTAGATGCTAAATTAGCATTATCTGGTGGCACTATGACAGGAGAACTTGATTTATTAAGTTTTAGTGAAACTTATGTTTCTGGTAGTTCTGGTACAAGTTTTACGATAGATACAGATGATACAAGCGTTTATCTTTTTAATGCAAGTGGTAATACCACAATTAATTTTACAAACGTACCTTCTGGAGTTACAAAAACTATATTTATGAGAGATGCTAGTAACACCGCAGGGCATACATTTACATGGCAAGTTAATGGTTCAACAATAACTCCTAAATTCGTAGGTGGTACTGCACATGAAAGTACAGCTAATTATGATTTAATAACATTTTTATCAATAGGTAATGGAGAATACTACATATCAGCACAAACTGACTGGTCGTAAGGAGTAAATAATGCCATTAGGTGCAGCTATAGTCGGATTATCAGGCGGAGAACTAGCGCCAGTAGAATTAGAATTTATAGTAGTTTCTGGTGGTGGAGTTGGTGGCTTCGGCAGACCAAATAACGTTCAAGGTGCTGGTGGCGGTGCTGGTGGTTATATATCATCAGTTTATGGAGAAAAATCTGGTGGAGATACAAACGCAGTATCTATTTTAGAAATACCAGTAAATGAAACTTTCCAGATAACAGTTGGTGGTTCAGAATCAGATAGCGATATTTTGACTGCTTATGGTAATGTCGAAACCGACCATGGCGGTAAAGGATTAGGAGAAGAATATGGCGGAGATGGCGGTTCTGGCGGTGGTGCATGGGCTTTAAACGCATCAAATAATGTTGGCGATGGTATAGCAGGACAAGGTAGGCATGGCGGTAAATGGTATGTAGATAATAACTATGGTAACAATCAAGGTGCTGGCGGTGGTGGCGGTGCTACTAATGCAGGTGCAAATAGAAATTCAAGTACATCAAGTCGTGGAAATGGTGGTAATGGTGTAACAACAAATATTGAAGGTAGTTCAAGAACTTTAGCTGGCGGTGGCGGTGGCGGTTCTAAAACAGGATATTATGGTTATGGCGGTTCAGGCGGCGGCGGTAATGGCGGTGCTAACGCAGGACAAGCTGGTACTGCTAACACAGGCGGCGGCGGTGGCGGCGGTACTAACTTCGGTGCATCTGGCGGTGCTGGCGGTTCTGGTGTAATATTTTTACGCTATCCATCAAAATATACTTTAAATGAAACAGGTTTAACAGTAACAACAAACACAGTTGGTACAAATAAAGTATCAAGAATTACTGCTGGTACTGATGCTGGAGTATATTTTAGCTAATGGCACATTATGCTTTTATTGATGAAAACAGTATTGTTGTGCGGACTATTGTTGGTATAGATGAAGATGATTTAACTAAATTACCAGAAGAATACTCTTCATGGGAAGAATTTTATTCTGCACAAATGAACAATATGACATGTATTAGAACTTCTTACAATACAAGACATAACGAACACTTGTTAGGTGGTACACCATTACGTGGTAATTACGCATCGCAAGGTTCTACTTATGACCCAATTAATGATATATTTATACCAATTAAACCACAAGGTCTTGACAGTTGGGTTTTTGACATAAGTCAAGCTAAATGGATTCCACCAATAGATTTACCAGAAGGTAGAGATTTTGCAACAACTGCATGGCTAGAAGATAGAGTAACATGGCAAGACCCAGTAACACTACAAATCTGGAACGATGAAACTCAATTATGGGAAGATATATCATAATCAAGTGATATAATATTTATACAACTAAATAGGCGGCAATATGAAAGTTACAATAATACCTAGACACGATAAATTAGGTCATATTTTAAATGCTTTTAAACCACAATTAGCTAATAGGTTTTTACCAGAGTGGTACAAAAAACAAAATATACAATGGGATTTTTGGGATGAACCACCAAAAGCAAAAAGATGTCCAGCAATTAGAGATTATGTTAACGATGGAATAATTATTCCAGCATGGTCAGATATACACTTTTATAAAAGAGAAGATTTTTCAGTTAAATGGAATATAACAGTTGCTAACAATCCTACAGTTGCAGTTGTATCTGATAAGATGGGTAAATTTGAGTGGATTCAACATCAACACCATCAACAAACTACTGGTATGGAATTAAACGAAGTTAAAAATTATGGAACTTTAAAGTTAATATGTCCATATTATTTTATTACTGAAAAAGGTTATGGTTTAGAATTTACCGACCCATTTTATCATCATAGAAGAGATATAAAATTGCTAGCTGGTCGAGTAGATACTGATATATGGCATGAAGTAAACTTCCCATTTGAATTTTATAATGATATTAACAAATACAACGAACACAAATTAAAAATAAATGCTGGCGACCCATTAATACTTGTAAGACCATATAAAAAAACCGATGAAAAAATATCTTTAAATGTAAGCGATTATGACCCAGAAATAGCTGCAAAACAAGAAGAACAATCTATTTATTATTTTGGGATAGGTAATGATTGGCAAAGATTTAAAAAAGAAATGACTAATAATAATGAAGATAATTAAATTTATTCATACTAATAAAACAAATTATAAAACTGAAAATAAAATAAAACCTTCAAAAGAATTTAAACCTAAGTGGTATGTTGATTCTCCATTTTATGTAGATGAAAACAATAATAAATCAAGCATAAAGATTAACAATGGAGAAGTTAACGCAACATTTAAAAAATGTATTCCTATGATTGATGCAATAAATATTGGCTATATGGTCGAATTAAAAGCAGATGTTATTGTACAAGATAATAATAATGAAATCTTTAATATTGCATGGAAATCAAAAAAAAACATATTTGATTTGCATGGTAACAATACTAAGTTAATAGAAGCACCAGAAAATTATCATAGTCATGTAGTAAAATATACATGGGGAGTCTTACCTAAAACACCAAAAGGTTATTCAACATTGGTTATAGAACCATTGGGTTTTAATAATTTAGTATTTAAACAAATACCAGCAGTTGTAGATACAGATAAAAATAATTTGCAATTTGCTTTACCAATGTTTGTTAAAAAAAATTTTAATGGAGTAGTAGAAGCAGGAACTCCATTAGCGCAACTTATACCATTTAAAAAAGAAAATTGGAAATCTTTACAATCATACATGAAAGATGGTAAGTATGAAATGCTAGAAGAAATAGGTTTTAATAAAAAAATAAAAAATCATTACAGTAACAATACTTTTAACCAAAAAAATTATAAATGAATTTATTTCCATATCATAAAAGTGTAAACGTTGGCACATACAATCTACAAAATGACATTATTCCGAAATTTATGTATAAAGACTTAATACCAGTTAATGAAAATAAATTTGGATGTCCAGCAGTAGGTTCATTAAATAAACGTATGTATGAGATGAATAGTATGTTTGATATAGAAATAGAATTTGGTTTTAACAAAGAAAAACCATATTTCAAATATAAGTTTCCAACTGATACGTATAAAGATGTACCAGAAGTACACAAGGTGTTAAATTATAAAATAAGCACTTTACAATCTAGTAGTGATGTACTTACCTTGCAGTTTATAATAGATACAGTATTTGTTACAGACAATAAAAAGTTAGAAATTATTACGTTACCATCACTTGATAATTTAAAAACTGAAAATTGTAGATATGTAAGTGGCACTTATCATCCTTATGGATGGATAAGAAACTTAAATGCAAGCTGGATATTGATAAATAAAAATAAACCAGCGTATGTAAAGCTTTCGATGGACAAACCATTACTTACATTTTTATTTAATATGCCAGTAAATATAAAGGAGATAAAACCTACACAAGAGATGTTAGATTATCACAAATATATGTATGAAATAGTTACATACAGAAGTAAAATTAAAAAAATATTTCCGCATATTTTATCTAAAAGACCACACAAGTTTTTATGAAAAATATAAAGTTTGTTGCAACATCTGAACTTTTGTTTTATGAAAAAGAACTAATGCCACAAGAAACAAAAAAATTTATACCTAATTGGTTTAAAAATATTAACAAATCATACAAACAAAATTATTTATTTAACAAGTTTAAAATACAAAACAACATTAATTCATGTCCTAGTTTTATAGATGTTTTTAATGAAGGTTATGTACTACTAGCACCAGTAGATTATTTAATAAAAGTAAACGAAGATAATTCATGGAATTGGCAAGTACCATTAAAATTTGATAAACATAAAGGTAACAATATACCAGAAGTAGATGTACATGATGACAACCAAATGATTAAATACCTTCCTAAAGAATCAAATATAAAAAAGGTTTTTAAGTTAAATTTACCATTAGAAATTATTACACCACGTGGTTATAGTTCAAGACAAATTGCTTATCCATATACTTTTAATAGTAATTGGGAAGCTGCGTATGGAGTTTTAAAAACTGACAAAGTGCATGAAGCTAGCATACAAATATACATAAAATCTTATGAAGAAATATTAATTAAGCAAGGTACACCATTATGCGTTTACATACCATTTAAAAGAGAAAAATTTTATAAAAAATATTACAATTATGCAACTAATAAAAAAATAAGAAAAAAGCTGAATATTAATTTGTTAAAAGTTCATGGCAACTATCAATCTAATTATTTTAAATTACATCATAAAGATTAGATTTTAAAATATATGATATAATCCGAATCATGGATTTTGTAATAGGATTTTTATTAGGTTATTTTTTAAAAGAACTTAGTTCTTATATTAAAAGATTAAGCATGTATGACTGGAGTAATCGTAATTACTACAATAAAGCATATTTATGGCAAGATGACATTTATATGACAGAGGATGACCTTCCATAATGTGCATGGTAAATCAAAAAGAAGATGGTTCATTTGTACAGATATGCAACTGCGAACATGGTAGCGATTGTTGCAAGGAAAATAAATGAGCAACACAGACCAGAATTACACACAGAAAGAAATGACTGCAATGATTATGCTAGATATTGAAAAGATTTTTAACAAATTAGATGAACTTCAAAAAGATATAAATACAAGACCTACTAGAGCGGAGATATATGGATGGATAATCGCTGGAATATCCATCGCAACACTTGTAAACGTTTTAATGTAGGAGAATATAAATGAAAATTGATATGAAAACTATCAAAACATTATTAGTTAGTTTTGTTATAGGGGCTTTTGGATGGGTATTTAACTCAATAGAAGAGATAAAATCACATCAAAACGCATGCGATGCTATGGTAATGGAACTTAATAGTGAACTAGATATGCTGGAAAGCAACTTTAATCAATTACTTTTTAAGTTACAAGGTTAATGGCAGAATACTTTTACACAAAAGATTGCGATAACTGCTTACAACCATTTTATGATGATATAGATTCTGATATATGTCATAAATGTTTGGACTTTACTTAAATTAGATTAAGCTTATAACATGGCTACACCAGACCACGTAAAAGCACAAATGAAAAAAAATAATCTTAAAGGTGTTAATAAACCTAAACGTACACCTAATCACAAAACTAAATCACATGTTGTTATGGCTAAAGAAGGTAACAAGTATAAGTTAATTAGATTTGGTCAACAAGGAGTTAAAGGCGCTGGTAAAAGTCCATCTACTAAATCAGAAAAAGCACGTAAAAGTTCTTTTAAAGCAAGACATGCTAAGAATATAGCAAAAGGTAAAATGTCAGCTGCTTATTGGGCTAACAAAGTTAAGTGGTAATACCACAATATTTAGTATAAAAACTAAAAACTAACACTACATCTGGTATCATAATGATTAATGTATGACATCATTAGCAGAGAGCGTGCAGGTCTTTTAGACCCAAAAAAGCGCACACCTATTAATGAGTCGTATATTAAAGGACTAACAGTCCATTACACAGGCGCTGCGGTAAGTCCATCTATGAACGACATAGATGATGTATTTCATTACTTGCAATCAATACAAAAAGACCACATGGATAGTAGGCGATGGGATGACATAGGTTATTCTTTCGCTATATCTAATGTATCTGATGAAATTATAGAACTAAGGGGATTTGGTGTTTATTCTGCACATAGTGGCAGAAGTCAAATCAACAGAACTTTTGTAAGTGTTGTTTGGTTAGGTGGAATACAAGATAGACCTAATGCTAATGCTAAGAAGGCATTAGAACGTTTAGTTGACATTATCGAAGAAAAATATAACAAAAAGATAATGGTAACTGGTCATAAAGACCACAAACCGACTCAATGTTGCGGAGTTCCTATGTATGACTGGATTCATAGTTCTGAACCTAAATGGAAGCAACCCAAGAAAAAGGCGGTTAAACGATGGTCGAAAGTCAAAAAGAAGTACAAGATTCTTTAGAGAATTTTGTAAAAGAAAAGCAATCAATAGTAATCTGGAAAACTCCAGAAGGCGCTAAACAACTTCAAGAAGTTATAGATTACAAATTAAACAACCCAGAAGTATCAATCAAAACTTTATGTGAATACTTAAAACAAAAATGTGGATGGACATATTCATCAAGGTACATATTCGATTTGATAGCTGGCAGACTGGATGATTCTAATGTCGCTAGATGATTTCGTAGTAGAAGCTGAAGAAGAACGTAAGGTCGAAGAGCTAAAAGCAACTATATCAAGATTGCATAAACAACTTGACAAAGAACGCGATAAGACTGCAACATTAGAAGCTGCGGTAATTAATGCAGTTAAAGATGCTATTGCTGATATTGAAATACCAAAAGTAAAAGCACCTAAAAAAGATACACGTAAAAAAGGCGAAGAAGTTGCAGTAGCAGTTTTATCTGACTGGCAATTAGGAAAGATTACTAAAAGCTATAATACAGAAATTGCAGCTGGTCGTGTTGCAGAGTTTGCAGAAAAAGTTGTAGAACTTACCAATATACAAAGAGCTTCACATCCAGTAAAAAAAATACATATATGGGCTTTAGGCGACATAATAGAAGGTACAGACATATTTGCTGGTCAACAATGGCTAGTTGATTCTGGACTTTATAGACAGATATTTAAAAATGGCGCAACTATGATGGCAGACTTTTTAAGAGTTATGTTAGCTAATTTTGAAGAAGTACATTTTGTTGGAGTCATAGGTAATCATGGTAGATTAGGTAGATTTGGACAACATCATCACGAAGATAAT